GTCAATCACAACAATTGCCAAATTATGATTCTATGTACAGACAAGATACAACACCTTTAGTTGGAGCTGCTACTCCAGGAATGGCTGAAGGTTTTGATAATGGTCCAATGGCTGCTAACTCAGTTTTAGGAGGTGGAGCCTTTGGTAGTGCGTGGTAAAGAGTCAAGATAGAGAGTTAAGAGAATCTTTTAAAGACAAATGTATAAAAATCAATTTAATTATATAATTATTTAATTATTTAATTAAACGTGAATATTAATATGAATATTATTATGACTAATTGTATTTAGTTTTTCATGTTTGTTAAATTTTTTAATAATTAGCATAAAAACAAATAAAAACGATATAAATATAGCCATGGAAATAAAAACAATTTTAACTACTATAATTGGATTTAGATGTGGTACAATATTTTCATCAAAAATACTTGTTGGTAAACTTGTTGGCACATTTATAACAGTATTCATTTGTGACATAGTATAATTGCTAATAGTTAAATTAGCTCCACTTATAGAAGAATTAAGAGAAAGCAAGTAAGTTATAAAAGCACCAGAATTAATAGAAGTTTGGATATTGTTTGTCGCGACAACGTAGAGAGAATAAGGGTTTACTACATTTGTGAATGGAATACTAATTTGAGAAACTAATAATAAATTGTATAAATTTTGAAGTGTAAGAGTAAAAAGTCTTCTACGACCATTAATAAAAGAGTATTCTTTTATAGAAACATAATTAAAACTTATATTGGCTGACTTTGCTATGGAAAAAATAATAGCAGTTAACGAATCAGCATCTATAACTGGTTGAGTGAAACCAGTTAAGGTGATAGATGTTTCAAATGTTAGAGATTGTTCTATAAGTTGTGTAGGTACAAGTGTAGGAATAAGCGATGGTTTTATAGTAGTTGGATTATAAGTAGGAATAAATGTTGTTGGCTGAAAAGTTGGATTATACGTAAGAGAATAGACATTAGTTGATTTAACATAGGCTTGACTTAAAGAGTCAACTTGAGTAATATATAAATTTCTACTTTTTGTAATACTACTACTATAAGAATTATAAAAGTTACCCGAATTAAATGCGTTTGAGTATAAATTATTAGATTTATATGAGTTATAACATGTTAAATATAAGTCATTTTCTATATGAGACCGCATTTGATGACTAAATGTTTTTCCAGCTATTAAATATGGCGAAACATTGACAAATGTTATTAAAAAAAATAAAATTATTAGCATTTCTACAATTATTATATAAATATATTTAAATATAATTTCAAATATATTTATATGGACGTAAGTAAACTATTAAAAGCATTAGATGATGATTCAAATGAAACCCTTTTGAACTTTACAACTGATAAAATTAAAGAAATGAATTTAAATATCATAAAGGAATTACAATTACCTAGAAAAGATACACTGGATATAATGAATAAGTTAAGAGAGTATAAATATGTAGATGAAATGAATGAATTAAAATATGGTGCTTACATTAGATGGATTCCAATTGAAGATCCAACTAATATTAATTTAACAAAGGGTGCTTTATTTTGCGAAATGAAAATAACAGACGATGGTGTCTTTTGTGTTTGTAAAAATTATGGTTATACTCAGCGTCATTTTCAATTATCAATGGATAAAAATCTTATATTTCAAAGATTAACAGATCAAGAATTAGTTTTATTATCTGCGTTAGATCATTTATCGAAATAATTTATATTCCTTTTAGTGTAATTTCATCCTTTTTACAAATTTCTTCTTTAATTAAAAAATCATAAATGTTTTTCTTTTGATCACCTGTAAAACTCATAACTTCGCCATATTCTTCATTATCAACAATAGAACCATTACAACTATATGTTTTTTTTATATGCGATAATATTTTTTTTAAATCTAAATCTTTCGCCATACCTATTACAGATGTAATACATTTTTTACCATTTCTTTTGTTTACTGAAATAGTTACCATATTTGTCGAAAAACCATCATCATCATCATCATCATCTCCATCGAATTTAAAATCCATGTTAACTATTATATTATACTAGATGTATATATTTAAACCAATTATAAATATATTTATTTTCTATTTTTTCGCGTTTTTGTTTTCTCTCTACATGTACAATCTGAGAATAATCCATGAATAAATTTTCTTTGTTTAATAAGTTTAATATGGTCTATATGAATAGGTTTTCTAACCGTTGCAACTTTTTTACCATTTCTAAACTTTGACACACTTTTATAACCCTTACCTTTTTTTATAGAAACCTTACGGATCGTTTTACCGCCCATTTGCGTTTTAACTTCAGTGTTTTCGTAGTTAAAGTTCATTATATAATAATACAAAGAAAATAATATTTATATAATTTAAATGGATAATCATAAGTTAGTTCATCTATTTCATATAATAATAGTAGGAGGATTATTTCTTTATGTTGGAATAAATAGAGAGAAAATTTCTAGCGGATTATTTAATTTATTATTTTATTTAGGTATATTTATTGTATTATATCATTTGTATAAAGCATATGGTTATTTAAAGGATAATAAAGGTATTTGGGTAAATTTAATTCACATCTTTATTGTTGGTCCAATATTAATTTACATTGGTTATAATGGAGAGAAAACAACACGTAAATTTTTTGAAATACTATTGATGTTAGGTTTTGCGGCAATTGGTTATCATGGATATTATTTATTTTAACAAATTGTTTCAATCCATTTTTTTGTCAAAACAGTTTTTACACTTTCTAACGCACCTTCAGTCCAACCTTGATTTTTGCTAATAGCCTCGCCAACTACTAAAACACCTTTTTCTGGATGTTGTGCTTTATCAATAAATTCATCACGACTGCTATATAACTCTTTATTTAATGGTTTATAATAATGAGTTCCAATTGGCCAATAAAAATCTTTCAACGCAGTAATATGAAGAGAATCATTTGGGATACCTAATGATTTTTCTAATAACATTTCATACAATTCTCTATTTTCTGTTGTATTTTTTAGATGATTTTTAAGTGTAAGAGCATTATTGTTGTCGCTGTATGCTATCATATAAACACCGTTATCAGGATCCATTGGTATTATTTTTTGAAGGGGTCCAGGTACAATTGTATATCCTTTTACATATTCTTTCATAATAGGCATTGATTTTTTACTAAATTTAGCATATAATCTTAAAAAAGGTTGTCCCTCAATATCATTATAAATAGGCATCGGTAATAATTTTCTTATAGTATCAATTGTAGAAGCAACTATTACTTTATTACATAAATATTGTGTTCCATTTTCAATATTAATTTGAAATCTACATGGTTGTTCGCTAATTTTATGAATACTAACAACGTTATTTGAAAATTTAAAATGTTTTTCTCCGATATAATGATATAACTTTAAAACCATTTTATGCCAAGGAACATGAAAAGCCTTCCAACAACAAGAATTATCATCCATTCCATAATTGTAAAGTGTATCAAAAACATCTTCATTTTCATAATCAGTATATCCTACTGAAATTAAAAAATTCTTATATTCTTTCTCTCCAAGAATATTTGTAGCAAATTGTTTAAATGTTAACTGTTTTCCTTTATATTTTTTAAGTTCTCTTTTTAAATGATTAATTGTGTTTGTTATATCAATATGGTGTATAACTTTTGAATACTGTGGATTAACAGTATATTCAGGTGTGTCAAATTTAAAATTGTGAAGTAATTTATAAAGTAATTTATCCTTACCTTTTCTTCCTATTCCAGCGCCAGTTACAATTTCAGTTCCATAAAACATTTCATTGCTTGTTCTTCCTCCAATCCAATCTTTTTTATACTTTTCTAATACTAAAAATGATGCGTTTGGAGATGTATTTTTAATATTATAAGCACTATACAATCCAGCCATTCCACTTCCAATAATAATTATATCAACATATTTACTAGTCATATAGTATTTTGATATAATTATTTTCTATTTTTAATAGTTTTATTAAATTTAACTGTAGATTTACCTTTACATTTAAATTTGCCTCTTGTATATCCTTTTTTATTAAATATAGTTTTAGTACAGATACCAATTGCGCGAGCTTCATTTTCTTTATCAACTTTTTTAATACATCTACATAATTTTTCCGACATAATTTTTTCAGCAGCAATTTTGAGCAATCTTTTAGATTTTGGTATAGGTATTTCATAATACTCTAAAATTTTTTTATAATCAGTATTATTTAATTCGGACATAGTTTGTTGTATAATATTTACAAATATAATAATTATCTAGATTGAATTGTTAATAAAATAATTCTCTTAAATAAAGTTTTTTTTAAAAATCAAAAACTAAACATATATTAGTATGAAAATAGTTGTTTTTGATTTAGACGAAACGCTTGGTTATTTTACAGAATTTGGAATATTTTGGGACTCTCTAATAAATTATTCAAAATTAAAAAATAATACAACATTAACACAGTCAGATTTTAATGATATATTAGATTTATTTCCTGAATTTTTGAGGCCTAATATAATAAATATTTTAAACTACTTAAAGAACAAAAAACAATCATCATGTTGTCATAAAATGATGATATATACAAATAATAACGGATCAAAAGAATGGGCGCATCATATAATAGATTATTTTAGCAAAAAAATAAATTATAAACCTTTCGATCAGCTTATTTCAGCTTTTAAAATAAATGGAAAAATTGTTGAAATTTGTAGAACAACACATGATAAAACATATAATGATTTTATTAAATGTACAAAACTGCCAACAAATGCTGAAATTTGTTTTCTAGATGATACGTTTTATCCTGAAATGGCAAATGATAATATATATTATATAAACGTAAAACCTTATTATTATGATTTAAAATTCGAATATATGTTAGATAAATTTTCTAAAAGCGATATTGGTAAAAAAATAATTAATAATGATGGAGAATTTATTAAAATAATGACTGAAAATATTAACTTATATAAGTACGATTGTATTGATAAGCTGCCCAAGGAATATGAAATGGATAAAATTGTTGGAAAACAAATTATTAAACATTTACAAGAATTTTTTAATAAAACAAAAAAAAATAAAACTGTTAGAAATAAGAAAGTTAGAAATAAAACGCAAAGAAAGTATTAAATTAAGCTATACTATTCTTAATTATATCCTTGAATTGAACTAGATATTGGTTTAGTGCTGTGGTAGTTAAAATAAATAAACCAGCACTAAATGCTATTTTTCTGTCTAAGTCTGTAAACTCAGGTTTTTCTCTTAATGGATTAAAACGCCACATTAAAAATAAACAAATATATATTCTAATGTAGTAATCCATACTATCAAGATATTTTGGAGCTGTTTGAGATAATCCTAATGCAGAAATAAACAATAATCCATATGATAAATAAATAAATAAAGTAAAAAACTTGGTTTGCGCTTCATGTAAATTTGCCTTTGAAATCATTATATATATATTTAAAATATATAATAAATTTATATAATATAATGAAAAATACCAGAAAAAAACATATCAGAAAAAGAAAAACAAGTAGGAATCGTAAAGGAGGGTTGTTTGATTTTTTCAAATCTAGAACACCAGATACTCAAGAAGAATTAAATAATATTAACACTGAAATTGGAAATATAAAACTCAAAAATTATGAATCTGTAATTTCTGAAGAAATCAATAAATTATCTAATTTAAGAAATAATTGTATAACAAGCTGTAAAACTAATATATGCTCTGGCAATGATGAAGAAATGTGTAAACAAATTAATGATATGATGACTAAAAAAACAGACTATGAATGGGGTAATTTATGTAACACCATAAATGTATTAGACTGTAAATCATATTTAAGAGCAATTAAAAAGGTTGAAGTTTATACAAATTACATCAAAAATTTAAATGATGTTTCACAAAAACTGTTATCAGATTATAAAAATTCAATTATACCAAAAATATAGAATAAACTGGTTTTAATAAATACAGTTTTATATAAAATAATATATTTATAAATTATATAAAATGAATACCCCATATAGTCAAAGTCCTGAATGTGTTTCAAATATACATAAAGAAACAAATCAAAGAATATATGATAGAAATATCCCTTCCCAAATGCTTCAACCATATTTAGACGTAAGACCTGTAATGACAAAATATTCTTATTTTCCTATTGTTGATCCTAGAAAGGAAATAAGTGTACCAATGGAACAAATGCCAACTTATAATGTTAACAAAGTTTTTAATCCAGGTAATACTGTTTCACCATGGTCTGGTTTTGCTTCAAATATTAATTTAGAGTCTGAGTTACGTAATCAAGTATATGCTCTTCAAAAATGTAGTCAATCGGTTTATGTTCCAAATAGTGGTAGTGATTTATATGATTATAAATTTAAGACTGTAACACAACCCAATCCTCATGAATTATTGTTTCAAAATGAAAGCTTTTCAAGTTTCAATCCAAATCCTGATGCTAAAACCGTTGGTTCAGGAATATTTTTAAATAGTACAAGAGTTCAAGTGAGAGATATGACAAAACAAACCTGTTAATCTATGAAATCTCTGATAATTAAAAAGGTAAAAAATAATGCGTAATAATTATATTTCATTTAAATAAAATAAAATATATATGTCTCAGTCTTACGTAAATCAAGTAACTATCGATTGTCTTTTAAATAAGAATATTATTAATAACTATATTACAAAAAAAGAAAATAAAGAAGAGATTAAATTTTATAAAAAACGTATTTATAATTTATTTAAGGAAATTATAACTGGAAATAGCCCAAGTGATTTGTTACCAGATGTAAAGTACGCATATAGTAATTTTTTAACCGAATCAATAAGATATTTTAAAACGGTTGATAATAATGATGCTATACAATCTGAATACAAAGATATGGATTTCCCACCTGAAATAGGTTGTGATATTAATGATGCTTCTGGAAATGTTGTAGAAGCCGATAAATTACTAATGCGTTCAATTAAAATAGATGTTCCAACTTTAGATAAATATGTTACAAGAATTAGCACAAAAAAGAAAGAGAAAATAATATTACCAAAACAAAAGGATATTAATTTAAATGATCCAGAACTAAAAAATAAAGGTTTAAAAAAGAATAATATCACTAATATTTATGAAGACAAAAACACAAAAAAGAAAGACTAAGAAAAATAACACAAGGAAAGGAATAAGAGGAGGAGTTAAGAAAGAAATACAAAAAAATGATAAAAAACATGATCACAATAACAGCATTAAAAATGTAAATCTTGAAAAAATTAATTGTAGTCCAAAACCAAAAGGAGAGATTAATGATTTTACATGTTATACAAATAAGTCACTTTATAAATTAAGGGATTTATGGAACGCAAGACATCCCGATGTTAAAATTACATCAAATTCTCCAAAAGAAATTCATCGTTTTATAACTGAAAAACTAAGTGGCATTTGTAATAAAGAATCTTGTTGGTTAAAACAAAAATCAGAATTTGGTACTTTACAAAACGATATGGCTGATTCATTTGCTCCAGAATCTCCTGCTGAATGGAAGAAAAATCCAAATGAATGGTTATCAAGTATTGATATTATGAATGTAATGAAACAATATGAAAAGGCTTATAAATGTTTTGATTTTATAGGACCAACGCCAATTGATTTTGATACAAGAAAATTATATGGAGAATGTGTGTGGGATGAACTTTGTAATTTTAGCCTTGTAGACCAAATTAAAAATGGAAAAACAAAGATAGGAATTATATTTAATACAGATCCTCATAATAAACCAGGTCAACACTGGATTTCAATGTTTATTAATATAAAGAAAAAGAAGATTTTTTTCTTTGACAGTACTGGAGATAAACCGGTACCTCAAATAATGGCATTGGTCGAACGAATTAAAGATCAAGGATTAAATTTAAAGAAAAAAATAAATTTTAAATTTGACAGCAATGAAGGCATTGAGCATCAATATGGAAATACCGAATGTGGTGTATATTCTCTCTATTTTATTGTTCACATGCTTGAAGACAAAATGACAGAACACTACTTGAAAACGCACATATTAAAGGATGAATATATGAATAAATTTAGACATGTTTATTTTAATGATTCACTATAACACGTAAAAAATATATAAAAATAACATATTATAATTATATATTTAATGAATATCAATAACTTTTTAACTAAGGAAAATCTTACAACACTTTGGGATGTTATTAGCGACGAGGATATTTTTAAGTTTCTTTCGAGAGATATTCAAGGTAAAGTTGCGCAATTATTTTCAAATAATGTTAAAAGTTTTTTTGAAATAGAAAAAACAAAAATATCTTCACTTGTTGATATAAATAAAAAATATATTATGCTTATTTTAAATCATATAAAAAAATCTTATACTCAACAAATGCCTAATAAAATAAAAATATTAGATGAACCACCTGTAAAAGAAATAATTACATCTGAAGAACTACATAATGAACGCAAATCGCAATTTGATAAAGACCTAACTAAACGTCAAGAAGAGTTTGAAAATATAATGGCTGTTAAGGCGCCACCTGTGCCAAACTTTTTAGATAAATATGAAGATAAACCAATTGGAGAGATGGATAAAATTATAAAAGATATGACTGCCAAAAGAAATTATGATGTTGAACAAATAACTAAAAATAGTGTTATTGATAATAATTGGTTAAAACCACAAGAAACATCTGTTAAATCTGAAAAAATAACAAAAGAACCTCAACAAATAAATGAAAGCAGATTTAAATATTTAAATGTGGATAATCAACAGCAATCTCCTACAAAAAAAAATGTTACTTGGGGAAATAACACAGATACATCTGATTCAGAAATAGAAGAAAATTTATTTAAAAAACTTAAAAAGATAAAACAACCAGAAATAGAATTTGATAATAATATATCTTTATCTTTTGAAGAAATAAATAATAATGTCAGTAATGAAGATAAAATAAGAGATTTACAGTCAGAAGTAAAACAATTAAATTCAAAATTGGACATGATAATAAATCTATTACAAAAAAATAATTAAACAGATAACTATATTAATTTGAATATAGTTATTTATCTGAAAATGAAAAATTATAATTATGCTATTAATTTTAACACCTTCTCTCCACGTTCATTAATCTCATATGTTCCTACTTTTAATGGTTGAATAGAGGCATCTTCGAGTGCTTTCTTATATGTTTCCATATCATATAGGTCAAGAACATCTTTACTACCTCTTCTGTATACATATTCAACTCCATTAATAGTAATAGGTTTACCGACCCATTCAATTGCCACTTTATTAGCCCTAACAGTAGTGTCATTTTGTTGCTCCGCATAATCAGGTACATAAGCATATTTTTCATTTGTTGGGTCGCCGAAATTAACACATTTTCCGTTTGAATAAATATAACAATCAAATGCTGATTCCTTAACCGCGTCTGTAAGTTGTGCTGTTAAATTAGCTTTAATTTCTGATATTTCAAAAAGATATTGGTCACTTGTAATAGGAAATCTGGGTATTGCCTTACTTAAATCCTTTCTCTTTAACTCAATAGCTTCATCAGATTTAAGTTGACTTTCAGAGAAAATCATTAGATACACAAAAACTTCAACAGTTTGAAGCGCTTTTGGTAAATCTTTGTGACTACAAATACGTCTTGCGCGTCCAATAACTTGTTCAGATCTAACAGGATGCCAATATGGTTCCATAATATGAACGTATCTTGTATTTCGTAAGTTAATGCCTTCTGAACCAGATGATGTGATCATGAAAACTTTAATAACTTCGCCCATATTATTGTTATGGTATTTTGCTTTTAATACACTACCAATACTTTCAGGAATTTGACTCCATTCGCCGTTATAAATGTGTCTTAACATTTCTTTTTCTTCGGATGTTTCAGTACCTGTATATAGCGCATATGTTGGTTTACCTTCATCAACCTCAGGGATATCAATTTCCCATACGTTTAAATGATTCTTTTTAATTCGGAATCTAGCAAATCCATTTTTTTCAAGAACTAAACTAAAAATACCAATACCTTCAGCAGTTCTAAATTGACTATAAACTAAATGTAATCCTGGGTGGTTTGTTGGGTCATCAATATTTTCTAACATATGTAAAAATTTAGGACTATAAGTTTCAAGTGCTTCAGGTGTCAAGAAATCATTTGAATGTTCTTCAATATTTTTAATAGCTCTATCTAAGCGTTCTTTATAAGATGTCCCTCCAAGCTCTTCAAGAATTTCATCGCCTTCAATTTCACCTTCTCGTTCATCTTGAACATCTTGCTTAGCTTCAAGTCTAGTACCTTCTTTAATTAGTTGTGCCATTTCTGGCATTTCTTCCTTTTCTTCTTCCTTTTCTTCTTCCTTATTTTTCTTTTTACTCATAGGAATAGGTCTATCTGGCATAACATAATTACAGAATAAACGAGAGAATATACGATATGTTGAAGCCTTTTCTTCAAATAATTCTGCTGAGCCTGATTTAGGTTTTTGCTTTTTCTCTAATTCTCTCTCTTGTTTACGAGCTGATTCATAAATTTTAAATTGTACGTCACTCATTGGTATTCTAACTATGTGATAATCTACTCCTAATTGCTTATTATATTTAGGTAATAAACTTTCTTGGGCGCTTTTGAAATAAGATGATAACCCGATAATACGTCTTTTTAATGCGTCAACATTTTGAAGCGATTTATCATTTTCATTAATGTATCTAGCCATAAAGGTATTAAAATCGTCAGGTAAAGCCTTTTGGTTAACAACTTGAATTCCCGAAGGAATTACATCAATGTCATTTCTTTTCAAAATAGATATAATCTTTCTCTCAAAGTCATCATCAGATGTAAACTCACTATCAATTACTAGTTCACCACTTTCTTCCTTTTTAACATTAGAGACACCTTGATATCCAGATTCCTTTTTAATCTTATTTTTAAAGCCAAACGGATTTCTTGTAACAGTTAATATTTTACTGGAAGAAGAATAATCGATATAATCCAGAGATTTCTCTCCCATTAACATTTCGGAAAGAGAAATTTTATCTATTTTTTTACTAGTTTTAACATTTAAAGGTATTTTCCAAGTTTTAATGTAACCTCGTAGGATATTAAACAATATAGCAAACTCGTTAGGATAATTAATAACAGGTGTACCAGTCAATAATACAACTCTAGCATTTTTAGCTCTTAACAACATGTAGTATAACTTAGTTGCTAAATTTAATGGTGTTTGTTCACCAAATATACTTTCTGCTTCTTTTGCTTCTTTGTCTTCTTTGCCTTCTTCCTTCTTTTTCTTTTTTTCCTCTCCTGTAATACCTTTTTCTTTCTTTATCTTATTAACAATACGACTTATTAAATTATGTGCTTCATCTATGATAACAACTGAATTATCAAAAATATTTCTTGTATAGTTAGATGTCATTTCAGCTAAACGTGTTGAACGTAATCCATTATAATTAATAAACGTGTATTTTTGGCGGATCATCTCATTTAACTGTTCTTCTAGAACTTTTTTATCAGTATCACTAAGATCACTATAATTTGAAGGTTTTTTAACATTAATAAAAAAGGCGCCTCCGTGTCTTCGAATATATTCTTGTGGTAAATTTAATAAAATAGATACTGTTTTAAGTGCTTCTTGATTTTCAACAGTTGAAATCCATTCCCAATACTGATTTCTCTTGTAAAGAAGATCACCACATTTTTTAAGTTCTTCAATATAATTGGCACGTAAAGAGGCTGGTGTCATAATAATAACGCGTTTAGAATCTTTCATGCCTTCTGCGATAGCAATAGACGTACAAGTTTTACCTGAACCGAGACCATGATATAAAAGTAAGCCTCGGTAAGGTGTATAGAGATTTAAATAATCTCGAACGATTTTTTGATGAGTTAATAGAGAGAAATCAGTGTTAGTTTGTCCAATAGTATCACACGATATACTTTCTTTATTTTCTTGTATTTCTTGACGATAAGGTTCAAACATCGAGTTGATAAAATTTATAAATATCTCTCTATTGTTCATATAATAACTAGAAACCTTTATTATAACGGGGGGTAATTTTTTTGGTAAACGTTTTGATAGATCGGTATCTCCAATTTGAACAAGAGTTTCTGGACCAAGAATAGCAACACCCTTTTCAGGTTTTTCTGTAAGTCTTTTCTTTTTCTTAGGAGCAATAATTTGTATAGACTCATCTTCTTTTTTCTTAGGTTTCATGATAAATTCTTCAGGAGACTCCTCAACTTTTTCTTCTTCAAAGACAACCTTCTTTTTTGGTTTCATAATAAATTCTTCTTCTTCCCCAGGTTCTAATACCTTTTCTTCACCTTCATCGCCTTCAATAATAAGAGTTTTTTGTGCTTCTATTTTTTTTACCTTCTTAGATGTAGGAGGTAAAGGTACAGGTTCAAAAACCTTTTTCTCTTCAGATATTAGAACATTAGGTTTAACTGTTACTTTGATTTTTTTACTTTCCATTAATTTCTTAATAAGAGCTTCGCGATCATATCCTTTTTCAGTTTCATCGACAATTAAAGGTCCTGCTTGTTTCTCTTCTTCTTCATCTTCTTCCTGTTCTATTATTTGTTCAGAAATAGGTTTCTCATCATCTTCTTCTTCTTCAACTTTTGCTGCTTTTATTTTTGGAGCTCTAGGTTTTCTTTCCTTTTTAACTCCTTTTATAACAACAGCAACTCGTTCTCTCTCTTCAACATTTGGTTTAATCATTAATTTTTCTTTTAATGCGGCTAAAGGATTCATTGCTTATATAATTTAAATATATAAATTTTTGTAATTTTATGTATTGAATATTTTATTTTATACATAAAATGTATGGAAGAATTAGAAATATATTACAATAATAAAAAACTAGTAAATGACGATTTCCTTAAACCAAGTGAAACACAAGTCGAACCAAAAATAAAATATGATTTTAATTTGAATAATTTATATACTTTAATATTGTATGATCCTGATGCTGTAAATGGTACTCATGTACATTGGATAGCAACAAATATAAAGAATAATATTACTAATAGTAAAGCATTGCTACCTTATCAAGGTCCAGCCCCTCCAGCAAAAACAGGTAAACATAGATATATATTTGAATTATACAAACAATCTGAAATGCTTAATGTAGAACCATTAGGAGAAAGAAGTATTTCAATTAATTCATTAAGAAATAAATTAAATCTTTCAAGGTATATTTCTAAAATACAATTCATAAGTCAAAATGAATCTGGAGGTAAACATAAAAGAACTAAAAAAAGAAAAAGTAATAATAAAAAAACTAAAAAAAGAAAATATTAAATTTCTAAGAATTTTAGTGCTTCATTACAAGCAATTTGTTCGGCCTTACGTTTAATTTTATGTTGCCCTTCGCCCATAAATATTAAGATTTTACTATTTTCTAAAATAAAATCTTGAACAGCTTTAAAATTCTTAAAAAATGAAAAATCAACAGCATCTTTATGAGACACATTGTGAATAGCCTGACCTAAACATAAATAAACTCCCATTTTGTAACCAAGATCAACATCATGTTCAATTTCTAAATAATGTGGTGTTACTTTGAATTCCTTTTGAATTTTAACTTGTAATATATTTTTATAGTTATCATCATTTTGAATAAGAGCAACCCAGTCTATATGTTTTTCAAATACATTTTCAATAAATTTTTGCGCCATTTGGAAACCAGGTCCAGTCACAAACATGTTTTGAAACCAATTTTCATCATCTTTGACAACAACTTTATTAAAATCTAAAAAAAGAGCTCCAATAAAGGACTCGAACAAGCAGCCAAGTTTCTTTAAATTGGTTCTAATTTTCTTTTCTTCAGCATGTTTTGAAATAATTAACCATTTATATAATCCCATTTCAAGAGCAATTTTACCGATTGCTTCATTTTTTACAATAGCAATCTTTTTTTCAGTCATAAACCCTTCGTCTGCTTTTGGAAACCGTCTATAAAGCAAATATTTAGTAACACATTCCAAAACCCCGTCACCTAAGAACTCAAGACGTTCATTAGATTTACTGCTAAGTGGCATACAATCTGACGGTTTTTCAACTATCGTTATATTTTGCTGAACATTTTCAAAACTAGGTCGTTTAGTATAAGAACGATGAACAAACGCACGTTCATAAAGCGCAATATTATCGACTGTAGTAGGTAAACCATATTTGGAAAGAATAGATTGAACTTCGCTCAATGTAATCTTAACATTTAAAGAATTATAAGGATTAAATACTAAACCGTCTTCGGTCTTAATAATATCATCATCTCGTAAAATTTCCTTATTGTCTGTCATTTGTATATATAAATATATTGTACTGACTTTATATCTTTTATAAATATATTTAAACATATTTAGATAGGTATAGGTATAAAATGACCAAAATGAAAAGTTGTATATATTTAATTGAATTTAAGGATGGTGATGAAAAAACAATGAGTAAAGAAAGTTTAGAAGAATCGGTTGATGATATTTTTAATGAAGTAAGCAAAATTGTAAAACAATACAAGCTACACAGTGAACCGAAAAAGAAATATAACATGACGCTATTTACAGACGAACATAACTTTACTTCCGAAGAATATATAGAGCATTATCGCGCTATGCCAAAGGAAGTATGGGGGCAAGATTTTTTAGAAGAATTTGATATTGAAATTATTAATATGTTTAATTAAGAGTATTTCATAATAAAATTACAATAATATTTAGAATAGTTTTTTAATAAAAAAAAAATAAAATATTATCGTAATTTATAAAATGGTTTACATGTCTGGATCAAAAGCAGCACGCAATCAAGCGTCAATTACAAATCGTCCAACTTGTGGTGGTCCTAAGAAGGCTGGTACTGCCCCTCGAGTTGGTTGGTTTTTATCTAGTAATCCCACGTTAATGGGAGCTCCTCAAACTACTCCTCAATACAGTTTCTGTGTATCTAGTCCAAATTGGCCTATATCCAAAACTATTCAAACCCAATCTTATGGTTACCACGCTACTCACGGCGGTAACATGGGTTAAGAACCTTCTGTTAGTTTTAATATTTTAATTTTAAATATTTAACATTTAAAATGATTTAATAACAAATTATTAAATTATTTAATAACTTATGATAATCAAAGTCGACATACGAGAACCTGATCTTTTACAACAGTTGAATCACATAACAAGCAGTACACCTAGTTTTAAAAATCTTGTAATAAAGTTTGAAACATTGCCAATAGGTGACATTATTATTTGCGATGATAAAGAGGAAAAATTAATTATAGAGAGAAAATCTGTATCCGATCTGATGGCAAGTATTAAAGATGGTAGATACGAAGAACAATCATATAGATTAAATGGAATGAATCATCATAATCATAATATAATTTATCTTGTAGAAGGTGATGTAAGTCGTGTAAATCGTTACAAACCAAATAATACTGTTGAAAGGCTTACATTATATTCAGCAATGTTTTCTCTCAATTATTACAAAGGATTTTCTGTTTTTAGATCATTTTCTTTAGAAGAATCCGCTTTAATAATTTGTAACATGGCTTATAAATTGGATAAGGAAGTATCGAGCAAACAAGCATTCTATAAAAATAATTTACAAGCTAATATTCCAACTAATTTAGAAGAAAAGTTGGGCGAGTCTGTGGAAAACGCTGAAGAAAAGGAAGTTGAACAGTCAGAAAAGGATTATGTTAGTGTAGTTAAAAAAGTAAAAAAAGAAAATATTACACCAGATAATATTGGTGAAATTATGTTGTGTCAAATACCTGGAATTAGTTCAGTCACTGCCTTAGCAATTATGGAAAAATATAAAGATATTCCTAATTTAATTAAGGAATTAGAAGCGAATAATGATTGTTTAAAGGATATCACTTCTACAAATTCAAAAGGACAAACTAGAAAAATAAATAAAACAAGTGTAGCAAATATTGTAAAGTTTCTCTTGAAAAAATAAAAATATAATGTATGAAGACAGAATTAATGAATATGTTCTTATTTATTGGTATTAGTTTAGTTATATATTTATTATTTAGAAATTTTAACTATAACAATCAGTACAGTTTAATTGAAGGTATGACAGATGCTTCAACAACTGGTGCGACTCCAACCGCTGTGGCTCCTACTAACAATGGAATTGCTGGAAGTGCTACATCATATGGCGCTCAAATAAAAGCAGCTACAATTAAACTACAAGATACATTTCTCATAACAAAGTATCGCCGAGATTATGAAGCTGTTATTTTGAATTTAGACGATTTTATTAATAATTTAATGTTAAAGAATGCTCTATCTTTTGATAAGGAAAATCCAGAAAAATCATTGCCAAAATTAGTTGAACTTCAACAAGCAAAATTAGCACTTAATAGTGTTATGAAATTTGTAGATAGTCAATAAATTATTTATATATTTAACAAATAATAAATTAAATATATAGTATATGAAAGAAATAATTATAGCCTATATTATAATCGTAATTATACAAATACTTTACACTACTTATTATACAATTCAATTGTCTGAATCATCGAAACTATTAGCTAAAAATATCATAAACACGCCTGATGAAGAATCAGAAGTAAATAAATTTATAGAAGAAAAAATAAGTGTGTTAATGGAAAAACAAGATGAAATGAATTATTTTGAATGGATAAAGTATGTAAGTGAAAATTCAGAATATGAATTTGATGGACAAAAATTGTATATTTTTGTATGGAAATATGTTGAGCCAGAAAAAATGATTTTACAAGTATATCCAGATAAAAAATTATTAGGTTTAGCATGGGGTGACTTTTATGCTGCTTTTAAGGACATTATATTAGATTCAAAAAATACAGTATCTGAACAAGTACCATATACTATGTATAAATTCTCCAAAGAAGGTGACTATGGCTTATCATCATATTATTGGATTGACCCAATATATGAACAATCTGTAAGAAAAAAAACAATATTTACAAAATTTGATTTTGAAAAAGAAAATAAAAAAGGAGTCATTGGAATGGGATATAATATAGAAAATTTATCTCTTACAAATCAATTTAAAAATTTTAAATATATGAATAAGGCAGAGTTAATTATAAGTAGTTTAATAACTCTTGTTATATCATTAGTTATATCAAAATTACATACAGTAGAAAATCCAAATTTAAAAGCATTTAGTTTTTTATTATTAAGTAATTTATTTATACTTTATTATAATAACACTACAGACCAAATTAGTAAAGTAGCAGATGAAAATGAAAGAATTACATCTATAAATGCAAGTATTTTAAATTTATCATTTTTATCATCTGTTAATTTATTTATATTAACTACAATATACTCAACTAATAAAGATTTGTTTGTAGAAACATCTGTTATTTTTAGCATGACAGTTCTTTTATTGATGATAGCATCATATAAAAATACAAATCAAAATAATATTTATGATTTAATTGGAACAAGAATAACAAATACGTTTATTTTTAATTATGCTGTAGCATTAAATCTTCTTATAATGTGTAATTTTATATTTTATGCATTTTCTAAGAGTTTTAAATAAAGTTTAATATAAATTTAATATTTATTTATATTTATTTGACATATATTTTAGTATATAATTAATATATATACATGATAAAATCATTAATTATATGTTATATTATAATAATTATTGTAGAAGTTATTGTAACGCTTTATAGTAAACCTTATGAGTCAAAATTGCAAAATGATTTACAAAAAAGAATAAAATATAATGTAGAAAACAAGGATGAGATACTAAAAAAATTTGGAGAAAATATATTAGAAATAGCAAAACCAATAAATAGTGGTGAAATGGAATTTGATGAATGGGTTAAATGGTTGAATAAATTACCACCATTAGAATCAGATGGTAATGAATATTATTATACTGTATGGGAAGAAGTTTTAGAAAAAAATGGAAATGAGGATTATATTCTTATTCATTATGGCGATCCAAATTATGAAGGATTAACTTATACAGATTTTAGAAATGAAATATATGAAATAGCGATTAATACAAAAAATGTAATAACATCTGATTCTACTAGATATGCTAGTGAAACTGGAGGCATAGGCAATCTCGATGGTTATACTTATTATTGGGTAGATCCTTTGTCATTACAATCTGTTAAAAAAGAAAGTATAAATACTTTATTCAGAGATAAAAATGGAAGACATGGATACATATCAGCGGCAGTTGATTTAGAAGATTTATCTAAATCCAGTTCATTCAAATATTATGAATACATTCCTACTACTACATTATTTATAGCAAGTATTGTCACAATTTCTGTAGCAATAGTTATTCATAATTTAGATGCGATGAAATATTCTAATGTAAGATCATTTATTTTTTTATTTATATCAAACATATATTTACTTTTATTTATGAATACATATGAAACTGAAAGTACTCCAGAAAACGAAACTTTAAAAATGTCAAGAATAACCGGTTCTATATTAACTTTTTCATTTTTGTCTGGTGTTAATATTTATATACTTAAATCATTATTTGATAATAAAAAAAATTATTTTAAAGAATCAGCGTTTATTTTTGGTATATCGATTATGTTAATATTAATGTCAGCCTATAAATATGACAGTCCTGGTGATATAAAAAGTTTATTAATCCAAAGAATATCAAGTCAGTTAACTTTTAATTTAGCTGTAATATTAAATTCATTTATATTGATTAATTTTATGTTTTATACACTTTCTATTAAAAATATAATAACATTATAAAAATAATAATACATATATATTACTAATGTAAAATACACTAGTAATATGTGAAGTTGTGTTTATGGTATATACATACTTACCTCATTTTCTTTATAGTATCCCTTATCAACTAAATCTTGTGTATATTCTGCGCCTCCCCAATTAGGATTCATAGGGTCAGGACTAACCTTTGCTTTTTCTGCCGCCATATCCATTTTATCTAAAGGTGTTGTTGTTCCAATATAATAGCTAGTTTGATCATGAGCAGGATATGAACCTTGATTGTAGGGAGGGTCATTTCTAGTAGCGTCAACTAAAAGAGTAGGGTTCGGATAAGCGTCTTCTCCAACCGGTTCCAAACTTGTTTCCATCATTGGTGTAACTTGAGATGCTATGCCAATTGGAGCGGCGGCAGATGGAGGTAATCCAGCTTGCGGTTCAGAAACACTTGGTCTAGATTTGTAAACACGATTACCTTGAGCGTCATATGTTTCTTGTAAAAATAAAACGGGACATCTTATATTTTGACTTCTCTGCCAATCCAAGAATTCAGTATAATCTTCTAAATTATCAAACTCTACGGGATTAACTCCTGGAACTTGTGCTAATTTGGAATTATATAAATAAAATCTAGACCCTTTTTGTATTAATAAGTTAGGACATCTAGGACCAGTAGATTGATTATTTGTAAAACCATCAATGCCAGTATCTCCATTTTTTGCGTAAAAATACATTCCAATTAAAAAAACAATTATTAATAGAAAGATAAATGTTGTCATTATATAATATAAGGATAAAAATGTTATAATTTTATTTTCTATTTATTTAATATAATGGTTTATCTTGATATTAATAAAAAAAATTTTAAATCAAATGGTAAAGATTTGGTTAAAGAATTAGACCATCATTTAGGTCGTAAAGATAATAAAGTTTTTATTTTAATTTTCATGGAAGGATGTGGTCCTTGTAATGCTACACGTCCAGAATGGAAAAAAATGGAAAATGTATTAAATAAAGATTATTTAAATAGAAAAGATGTTATTATTGCTTCAGTTGACCATCAATTAGCAGAAGGACTTAAACACCTTAAATCTAAACCAGCTAGTTTCCCAACTATGAGATTTATAACTAATTCTGGTGAAGAAGTAGAAAATTATGAAGATAGTAATATTAGTAACAAAGATAGAACAATTGATTCATTTGTTGAATGGGTAAAACATAAAAGTGGCGATGAAAATATATCTAAGTCTGACAATGAGAATTATGTGCCACATAAAACACATAAAAAAAGGCAGTATGGCGGAACTAGGAAAAAAAGAGGTGGTAAATGGTCTTTAAAATATAAACGTAGTATTAATTGTAAAAGACCAAAAGGTTTCTCTCAAAAACAACATTGTAAATATGGTCGTAAAAAATAAAATATATATTAAGATAATTATAGTATTAATATATATGAATGAATTATTGATAAAATCAATATTAGGTTTAATGTATGGATTATTTTTGGGTATAACAGGTGTTCATACAACTAGTTTAGTTTTATTAATCCTGGATATATGTAAATTTGGAGATTATAAATCAAACCTAGGTGCTATTTTTTTAATAAACTTATTTCCTTTATCTACAGGTTCTTTTTATGAATTTTATAAATCAAACCAAATAGATTTTTCGCTAGCTTTTATCTTATTATTTACAACAATAATAGGTGCCTTTATTGGTTCTAAATTTGTTGCTGGAGAAAAAGCGTTAATTACTACAAAAACAATAAAATATATAACAGCATATTTAAGTTTATTTGTCGGGGGGTCATTTTTATACTCAGCATATTATGAAAAAAATTAACTTATATTTATATTAATATGAAGGATTTTTTGTTTTATTTTTATATAGGATTTGTATTTTTAGGTGTTTTTTTAATTTTTTATCGAATTTATAAGTATGGTGTAATAGGATATATCGAAAAAAGAACAGAAAGAAGAAGAAAACGAGTAGATACATTAAATAATATTTTTCGTGATACTTATTAATTCTATACGAAGTTTTCCTTTGAATATCCAATAACAGCACAAGCTATTCTCTTACCAGCATTTCCAGTCTTTAAACTTTCAGCATTACCACCTTTACCACAATCATCTTCGTCTTCATGAATTATTAATCCTCTACCAATAATATTACACTTAGTTCCTCTAAGTTTAATACCATTATCATAAAAGGTATACTTAGATTCACCTTTATTGTTAGTCTTTATGTTACCCAAATCACCAACATGTCTTTCTGTTACACCAGGACATCCATGTGTTTTTCCGTAAGGATTAAAGTGAGCACACATGCTAGTACATTTATCAGTTAAATCGCCGGCCTCGTGAACATGAAACCCATGTAAAGAATTAGGAATTAATCCAGTAATACTCAAGTCTATTTTTATTTGATTATTAACTAAATCTTCAGTAAATCTAACAGTGCCTTTAATATTATCATTAAATACAGCAATAGCATAAATTGGTTTATTAGCTGACATAATATTATAATGATTTATTAAAAAAATTATAATAAACCTTAATATTTTATTTGTTTTTTCTAGATTTTCTAGATTTTTTATACCTTCTTTTTTTATTAGTTTTTTTATTAGACCTTTTGTGATACTTTTTAAATTTGCCTCCTGTTTGTGTAGTTGGTTGGCCACAAGGTACTTCGCGAAAAGAAGTTCTACCTTCATAACTGTAATCTATAGCTTTCTCAATTCCATCTAAATCTCTAAAATAATCTGTTTTCCAGCCGCCATCTCCCCACCCACCTCTTTCACTTCTAATATATTCACCTACATATCTAGGTGGAATGTTTGTAAAATAACGTTCATTTGGATATCGTCCTTCTTTACGTGTGTATTCGGCATGTTCATAACATTTATTTACAACCGGTTCTATTCTAAATACTTCAGTTTCTGCCATATTAATATAAATATATATATATTTAAATAAAATTGAATAATTTTAAACAAGATAAATATAAATTACTATAATAAATTAACAATGGAACACATTTTTAGAATCGTAGATTTTAACGTTTATAACGGTAAGGATTCGTCACATGAATCTTCAGATGATGAGCAAAATGTTTACAAAGATACAAACAGTTTTGTTATCCAGATGTTTGGAGTTGATGAATCGGGAAAAACATATTCTCTTACAGCAGAAGGTTTTCGTCCGTTCTTTTATTTAATGGTTAACGATAAATGGACTATTCAGATGAAAGAAGATTTTCTAGCACATTTAAAAGATAAAGTTGGTAAATATTACAAAGATTCGATTACAGAGTGTAAAATTATTAAACGCAAGAAATTATACGGCTTTGACGGTGGAAAAGAACATAAATTTATATTTATCGAATTTTCAAACGTTAATGCATTTAATAAAGTAAAAAATTTATGGTATTCTAATGATAGTACAAGAGGTTATTCTTTATCAAAAAATGGTTACATATGGAAGGATACAGACATTAAAATATATGAATCGAATATTCCGCCTCTGCTACGTTTCTTTCATATTAGAGATATTAGTCCTTCTGGATGGGTTGCTATACCAAAAAAGAAAGTGACTGAAAATAAAAGTGAAAATAAAAGCGTAAACTGTGATTTTGAATTTACAACAAATTATAAAAATATAATTCCTTTAAATGATAAAGAAACAAGAGTGCCTTATAAAATCATGAGTTTCGATATTGAAGCTAGTAGTAGTCATGGTGATTTCCCAGTGCCAGTTAAGACTTACAAGAAACTAGCTACTAATATTATTGAGTATTTTGAAAATCTTAAAATGGATATGACAAAGGAACTATGTAAAAATATTCTAAGAAGAATTATATTAGCTGCGTTTGGTTATGAAAATATGGAGCAAATTGATTTGGT